GGTTTCTCCTCTAAACGTTCCCATAAAGAAGCATCAAAAGATTCAGTACCTATAATTTTTTGTTTAGCAAGGTAATAAAATTCTTTATACTTTACTGTATCACCTGCATCATAAGTTCTATATTCACTCCATTCACTAACAATTGCATTATCATAAACAAATCCTGGAATATTTAAACTACCATTCCAATCGTCTGTACGGTAACCTAAAACTTTAATTCGTTCTTGTCTATACCCTGGTTCTAAGTCATATATTATATCATTAAAAACAGTATAATTATCTAGTAAAACAACGTGTTCTTTTTGTATTAATGGTAACTTAACAGCATATACACCGTCTGCACTATTTTTTGCTGTAAGTTTAAATTCACCTTCAGCACCTCTATAAACATCAACAAATTCTGGTAATAATTTTTGTCCATCAGCTTTTAAAAGTGTATAATCATAAAAACTATCAAAAATATTGTCTGAAACATGAAGTTCTCTTTTAAATGATAAATGATTAGCTGTAGGACTTAAAGTTATTACACTATTTTCAGCCCAATTCTGTGTAGTCCAGAATAAAAACTCTCTGGCACTTAAAGCCCAATTTTCAACTGAATTAATATCAGGATTAAAGAAATTAAAATCAAACCCTTTCTCTTCTAACCAATTTCCGTAACCTAATAAGAAATCAACTACATCTTGAATGTTTGTTAATAAAGTACCATACGCTATTTCTTTTATACTATTAATAATAGGAGGTGTGTGATCAAAGTGACGTCTAAAGAACGCATCTCGTCCACCAGTTATAGGTAACTCAGCTAACTTAACAAAATTCTCAGAATTAAAATTAAACCCGGCTTTGTGTGCTATTTTAACAGTATAATACTCATTATCAAATTCAACAATTTGTCCTTCAAGATAATTTTGTTCAGCAAACCACCTAACAAAACTTTCAGAAATACCTCCAACATTTACTACCGGATCATCTGCTGATATACGAACATTAAAATATTTAAAATATGGATTAGTAGTGTCATAGCCTCTTATAACAAATCCTGCGGCTTTCTTTTCAATAATAACTCCACTATAACTTACTAAATCAACAACTGAACTTTGACTTAAAAATACATCATAGTTTTCATCAGGAACAAAAACATTTCCTTCATTAAACGGACTTCTACTATCTAACAATAATTTAAATTTAGATTTCTCAGTAAACCCAGCAATTTTAAATCCTAATTGATTTTTAATCTTTTTTAGATCTTCTTTATAAGTAGTGAAACTATCTACAGTTTGCGTACTAACAAAATTAAAAATGTAATTAATAAATCCAGCAGTAGATGATCTATCTACATCTAAATATGTATTTGGAAAAAGTACATCTTTAAATCTAATTCTTTTATCAGTTTCACTATAAACAATTTCTTCTGCTGGATTTCTAATAATTCGCGACCTATCAAATCCTAAACCAACAATCTTAGCTGGTTGATTAAGTATCCAACTTATAAGAACTGCAAAAGGATATTCACTACTTCTACGCCAAGCAGTTTCAGTTGGTGCTTCGTCGCCGAAAACAAAAACATCTTTAGTTAAAGCAAGAACATAATTTTTAGCATAGTTACTATCTAAAGGACTTAATAAGTTACCTTCTCCATCAACCGGAATATGCTTTGTAATATCTTTTCTTGCATACGCTGAAAGATATTTTAATGCTTTACCAGGTTCTCTAACTACTCCATTTTCAATGTCTTTCCATAAAATTTTATTTTCACGGGTATATGGTGCAGGTCCATAAACTGTTTGCCACCATGCAGGTTCAACAGTATAGCCTAGAATTTCCCAAGGATTAGTGTGAGGACGATCAGTATCATATGCTTCTTTATAAATGGCTCTCCAGTATCCTGGTAATGGATTACCGCTTGGAGACATCATTTTACCATAATTAAATGTAAAACTATTTGTTCTATCATAAAAACTATGTTCAGTATAATCTAAATTACCAACATTGTTTAACCAACCAAGGAAGTCAGTAATTAAAGTTTTATCTCTATTCCATTTACTAAATCCCGTATTTCTATTTTCTCCACCAATAAATTCATGAATATCTACTAATGTTTTATCATAATGTACTTTAATATTATTAAAAATTCTTTTTTCTAATTCTAATAAAAGATTATCTCTAAAATCACCATAACAAACAAAAATATTACCATCATGACCTTGAATAACTTCTGTAGGTACTTGATAGGTATTATCAATAAATTTCTTTGGTGTATATTTAGGATACAATCCTAATTTAGTTGGTGTTTCAGGAATATAACTTCCATCCGTTGACTGGTATTCATAAATTTCAATTATATCATCGACAGCCTTAGTCGCTGTAATTGTAACAAACCCAGGATGGTCTGTTTCAAATTCATAATCAATACCATAAAGTAGTTGAACTTCATTTTTATAAATGTAAACCGATTTTGCTGATAGTGACGTTAAATTAAAATCATCCGACAATGCATAAAATTTTGTATCTACATCCTCTACAGTATGTTTTCCTTTTAATAACGTTCCTGTACCAACCATGTCACTAAAATAAAACGGCATATCATAAGTTTTATCTTTATTAATCTGTTTTAATAAACGATCAAGATGCTCTCTAGTATCTCCATCAAAACCTAATCGTGTTGCTTCTTGAAGAAATATGCGTCTAAACTTTCCGTATTCTTTACTAGCAAATCGAAGTGCTTTAATAATGTTGGCAGTTTTATCAGTAAGATGGTATAAAGCAAGACTTATTGGACCACTATGTTGAACAAACTTTGTGCCCCACGGTGCTAGATTTCCTAAGTCCCTTAAATTATTAGGACCTGGAAACGTGCCTGTAAAGTCATCATTATACTCAGTAACAGTTTGCACATGATCTGTAACTTCGCCAACAGTAAATGTAAGGACATTATCGTTTAATGGGTTTCTTTCTAAATTCCAAGGAATTTCATAATATCCATTTTCATTTTTATTAGTTGCACTATTAGTTTTAATTATAATAACATCATCTGGTTTTAAATTTGTTACAAATGTAATATATGCTATACCGTTAATTCTATTAATTACAAAATCTTTTAACGCTTCTTGTCTAACCCAATTAACATAAACTCTAACCCATAAATCATTTAAATCACCACTTCTATCATAAACATCAATAGCATAATCATTAAGTTGAATACTAACAACATACTGTCTTATAACAAGTTGTCGACTATTATTAACAGCTTTAACCCAACCAGACTCATTAGTATATGTATTAATAGCAGTATAGACTCGTAATAACGATATATCAGTTTTTCCTGTTAATACTGCATTCGCTTGTTGATATGTATATGTGTCAGCTAATAAATTAAAATCAAATAAAATGTCTCCTGTATTTTCTAAAGCTCTATAACTTAAAGAAAATCCTAATTCAGGATCTTTAACTATTCCAGAACCGACTTTATAACTAAAAACTTTATTTCCAATGAACGTTGTTGATGGATAATACGTTGTGTCTGAAAGAGCATATCCTTCCTTGTCATACAAATCAAATAATGGAGCCTGATTTACAGCAATTTTATCTTGTCCTGCTTTCCACTCGGTACCATTATAAAACCACATCTTACCTTTATACGTTTCACCATTTCTAACTAATACTGTTTCATTTTCAATTGGATTTGTATCTGTTTCTTCAACAAGACTAATTTGCCTTACAAGATTATGTGTAATAAAGTTTACTTTAAAAATTTTTCCTTTTACTCTACTATCTGGATCAGCAGTAAACAATAGTCTCATGTTGTCAACAACATCTATACCATCGATATTATATCCTGTTGACCCTTCAATATCTGAAAAGACATCTTTAGTAAATGTGTCAAGCAAATCAATATCAGTTTTAGCACTAGTACCAAAATTATGTAATTTTAACCCTGCTTCAAACTCTATAATAGGACGTTTTGCTCTATAATTTTGATCTAATTCTGGGGGTGTTCCTGTAATTGTAGCTACTTGTTCAATAACTTCTTTATGAAACCATCTATTATATCTTGCCCATGGGTTTCTACTTTTAGATGATTTATTAATTACAAGATAATCTTTTTCACCTGCAAAACTATTAGCATTACTATAAGGCAACCTATCAAAAGGTGCAGTATCAAAAGGTACAGGTTTATCTGTTGCATACGTAGCCGGAATTTCTAAATCGGTTTCATTAACTAAAGTAATTTCGTTTCCTACGCCTTCAACATACCATTCGCCTTCAGCATACTTTTCTGGTATTACCTTTCCTTGGAAATAAACTTTCATTCCATTTGAAAAAGCTACTCCGCCAGTACTTACATAAGTTTTTTTACCTAAAATTTCAGCTTCTACATCTATTTCTGTATTATCAATTGCATCTGCAATTTGTATTAATCCACTTGCATTAATATCATTTCCGTTTACATAAAATAACGAGTCAGGAGCATTATCAGGGATTGTCCAGGTAATAGTTCCAACATCAACTGTTTGAGTACTATCATCTAGTCCTGTAGTAAACAATAAACTAGGATCTAATGAACGTGCAGTTCTAAATGTTAGTGGCATTCCTACTGCATCAATCTCAAAGATATATGTTTGTCCTCTAAATAATTTTAATGTTGGATTGGATGTTAATCCATCAGGTGTGAAAATATAACTGTTATTATCTATATTATCTTTTTTAGTTACTTTATACGTGCTTATAACATCTTTAGCATTACCGGCAATACCTATTCCTATTGGACCACCTGGAAGCCAATAATATTCTCTAAAATTTACAAACTTGTCCCAATCAATATGCGGATTCCAAGCATAATATTCAGTACTATTAAGTTTACTATGATTATCTACATTACCACCGAACGCTTTTATTTGATTAATATAATCATTGTAGTCTTTATAAAACTTTACATTATCTAAAGTATCTTTAACAACTACGCCGGGTTCAAATTGATAACTTTCTCTAGCCGTAGTATGTTCTTTAATATAAACATCATTAGCTTGATATGATTTAGCCGCGTGGCGACCAAAGTAACCGTTTAGCTTTTCAGCAACACCTGGTGCTATTAATTGATCTAGAGTTGCCCCTAAAAACTTTTTATTATGTCCGGTTCTAAAATATCTAGGAAGTAATTCAGCACTATGTCTTCGTGGTGGCTTCTTACTAGCACTTGGTAAAGGATATTCGCTTTGTTCATTCGAAAAAGGCATTAGATTAAATTACTCCCAGAGCTTGTAATAGTACCTGATGTATATGTACCAGCACTTTGTATACCTGAATTAGTTGACGTTGCAACAGTTAAAACTCTACCTGAAGCTTTTAATCTACTTGCTGTAACGGCATCTATTACCTCAACATTATCAACAATTGCTCCACTAATAAAAATTTCATCTGATTCAGATTTAATCTCATATAAACTACCAAATCCTTGCAATTCTTGATTAGGAACAATTACAATTGTAACTAAATCAGGAGCAACAGTAGCCATAATAAAAGTACTCAACTCTGAGAAGTAAAATGTATCTCCAAAATCCCAATTATCTAAAGCAAAAAATTGATTAATTGCTGAAATAACTTTCGCCTTAATTGCATTAGTATTAACAACTTGATCTGGATTTTTAACTATTTTAAAGGTTGCTTGTAAATCTAAATCTGCAGAAGCTCCAAATAAAACTTTATATTTTACAGGATGATAAATGACTTCGTCACTAATAGATTTAATTTTATTAATTTCTGATCCATAATTATTAAACAAATTATCACTACTTGGGGGTAATGGTTTTATTGTTGTTGTACCATCTAGGAATTCTCTAAACGACCCATCATATTCTTTTGTTAAAAGATATGTATCGATAATATTACTACCACTAGGATCAATTCTATTATCATCATCTGCCGCATGAATATATTGGAATTTAAGTTTATCTCGTCCGACAAAGGCCCTGTAATCTGTTATTAAATCTACTGACGTAGTCGCATATACATATTTTTTAAATACATTCTCTGTGACTAGATAAAAAACTTGTCCATCAGTATATTGACTCAATGCACCTATATAACTTTCTGCTTGAACTATCGTAATACTTGCACTATCCATATAACTATAATCTTCAATTCCATCAGTAGTAAGGTATTTTTTTTGGAAGATAAATTTTGTTAAAGGATTTACTAATTCACTAACAATTTCAAGAAATGTTTCTGGATCATCTACAACGCCATCTTCATCAAAGTCATAAAAACTTACTTCAACTTTTTTACTATCAACATATCCATCAGCATCACGATATGCATCAGAAATTTCCCAATCATGCTGTACTGTAAATGGTATAAGTGCATCTGGTTTTAAGTTAATAGACAGGACTGCAATTTTATCTTTAATAATTTGTCCTGTCTTATTATCAAAAACTTTATCACTACTATCATAATAAAATCTAATTTCTTCTGCACTTTCAAAAATATACCGTAAACTACGATATGTAATTGTATATTTTTCACCATCAGTTTCAAATAATAAAATCCAACTTGCATCTAATTGTTGATTAGTAATATCTCCAGTTTTACCTAAACTAAAATCTCCAAGAATACTTAAATTATTTTCTATAATAATTCGCCATTGTCTTAAATTAATATCATATCTTAAACCAAATGTTTTTTGTGCAAATACATGATCAACTATTTGTGTTTGCACATCAGCTTCTAATGTTTTAGAAAACTTAGGTACTATTTGATTTAAAATAGCAGTTGATGGAATAGTATCATTGAGTATAATTGGACCTGATCCATCAGTATTATCAATAGCGCCATCACCTGCAACACTAATAACCTTAACCCACTTATAATCAATTGAGCCTGGGTGGTTGGCCGCACCAAGCATTAATGTACCATCTTTCATAAAATGGTATCCTGTAGGTGGAAGAAATTTTATTAATGTTCCTGCTTCAAGAAATCTTAATGCACTACCTGTAAAACTTCCAACTTGAAATCTTGTACCATCATCATCTTCAAGATGACCAGTTGTTAAGTTTGTTCCAGTTGTAGTTTGTACCCAATTAGCTCCTAAATCTGCTACAATTGTTTTAGGAAAATTTGTTAGATAATAATTTAATAATTGTTTTTCAGCTAATACTGGTGTAATAGTGTTTACAATAATACCTTCAATATCTGTTTTTGTTGTAAATGTAAAATGTTTATATTTTGTTAAAGTTTCTTTATATACAACACCATCATTACCAAATAAAGTTGTACTAGAATATTTGCCAGTACTATCTAATAAATCAAAGTATCGTGAAATACCACTTGCTGTTCTATTAACACTTTTAACTTTAACAATTTCTTGACTAATACCTAGTGGAGCAACTTGATAGTCTTCACTGGTAACCATACGATTCTGAGTATAATAAGTAGCTGGTGCATTCTCACGAATACTTAAATTACTTTCTGAAGTACTACTATTATCTACAGTATACTTTAATGATAATGTTATATTAATTGTTTCAGCATTTCCTACAGCAGAAGAATAAGGAATTGCTACACTAATTGATGTTAAATCATCAGGAACAATACTATATGATTGATTAAGACTAGCTCTATAATAAACTCTAAAATCACCTTGAGGTAAATTACCAAAAACTCCATCAGAAAAAATTATGTTAATTTTATCTTGTGTTTTAGTAAGTACTCCATAGATGTTTCTAATCTTTTTTCGTAAACTATTATAAACAATATTATTACCTTCTAATGCATCAACTTTAGTCCATAACTGGGATTCACTACCCAATGAATTTAATTGATACACCCAAACATCTGTATTATTGACATTTACTGCATCAATGGCAATAGTTTGATTGGTACTTGGGGCGTCAACTGTAAATTGTCCTTGGTCTAAAACGCCTTGTCTAAAATGACTAAAATATCCAGTATTTTCACTACCTGGTCCTCGTCCATCATCTCTAAACAAAAATGCGAAACTATTACCTGGCAAAGGTGGTTCTTCGTATATAACACCATCAACAACATCTGTTGAAACTACTTGAAACTGAATGTTTCGTCCGTCAATATTTTTACTAAAAGTAAAAATTGGTACATCAACATTAGTTGCTCTATATCTATATTGATGTGTTAATATACCTTCTACTGTATCTTTTTTAATAGGTCGACCAATTGTAGAATTTACTGGCAATGACGCATTAAGAATCTTTTCAAATTGTTCTTTCCAATCAGGATTAGTTGGGTCATTCCATACAATTGTTTGATTGGCTAAATTTGTACCATTTGAATCTACAACTTCTTCAGTAGTTGTAATAGCTTCAAACTTTAGTAACCCATTAGCACACTGATTACGTTTTGGATTATATGATAATAGTCGTGCTAAACGTAATACTGAATCTCTACGCTCAGCTAATTCAAGAAAATTTTCTCGAGAATTTAAATCAATACGATAAGCAATATTTTGTCCTAGAAATGCAATAAGATCAATTAAAGCTAGATACTCACTAGAGTCGATGTAATCATTAAAATCTTCAGGATAGTTATCTCGTATGTACGCAATCATCGTACGACGTAAACTATCAAAGTCATACGACCTAAACTCCGCATTACGAAAAGTTTGATATAAGCGTTTCCAGTCTTCTGCTAAAAGTAACCTATTTTGTCTATTTGTTGATGACATATTGTTTTTTCCCTATTAATACTATTTATTTAAACCCATTAACTACTTACTTAATTTCCAGCAAACGATGATGCATCTTCATCAAATGTTAGCCGCATTTGTTCAGAAATATTATAAGGTAGATACGTTAATGTACAATCAATTATAATTCCTGACTCATACTGCTCAATAAGAATACTATCTACATTAACTCTAGGATCTGAGTTAACAATCTCTGTAACATTTTCAGCTATTAACCTTTTTAATCCTTCTGTTAATGGTTCATAAATTGCTTCCCAGATAATAGTTCCAAATTCTGGATTTTCTAATTTTTCACCTTGGCGTATATGAAAATGATTTATAATATCTTGTTTAATTAATTCAATATCATAAAGCACTCTACTTGAATTAGCTGGATTAACTGAACTTAGACCACGATACGCTCTACTTTTAACTGCTGACGGCTCTTTAGCGGCTGTAGTTACTCTTATTTGTTTGTATAATTCTCTATCTGATTTACTCATATTAATCTGCCTTTGTTGACTCTTTCTTAAAAGGATCTGCTGTTGGTACAAATGTTAACGGATTAACTGCCGTTACTATATTATCTCTATCTGTTAATACAATTTTAAATGCTAAAGGATTTAAATTTTCATGATGATTCCAAGGTTCGTGCATCGGTGCTCTTTGTGATAATATTCCTAACGCATTATTTGTTGGAGTGCCAGGCAAAATATGTTTATTAAGAGCTGAAACAATTTGAGAGGCTGATGCCGCTGGGCCATTCATATGAATTTGTGGAGCAGTTTCTATATGATTACCTCCCGACTTAATATGTGATTGTCCACCTGATGTAATTTTAGTTTCACCATTTGTTTTATACTCAGTATTACCTATTGTAGTAACCCATTGATTGCCGCCGAACAAACATTTAAAATCATTAAGTGTTTCTATTTGAATATTCCCTTTACGTAATTTAGGTTCCCCATCTAATACACTATAACTTCCACTTGCTTTTAAATCTATATTAGCTCCCGCTTCAATAGTAATATTTCTATCTGCTGTAAAATTAAGATCATTTTGAGTATGCAAACTCATACTATCTTTTGCATAAACATCTATTTTTCCATCCGATGTTAATTCAATCCATGCTGATCCTTTTGAGTTAGCAATATATATTAAATCTTCTGTATTATGTAATAGAAGTTGGTGACCAGTTCTAGTCCGTATCCTAACTAATTCATTATGTGGTAGTTCACGTGATCCATTTTTTTCGTTAAGAGAAACATTGGCATATTCTGGTGGGCCTTCACCTGCTGATGTTTTTCTTAAAATTTTATCATTACCATCATCCATTACAAATGTTGTTCCACCTAGTCTACTTCGATATACATGAGCTGGTGAATCTGAAACTCCAACATATCCTTTTGGCGCTCCGATAGTTTTATCAACTGGTCCTGGTGTACTAATACCAAATACTGAACTAGGAAGTTCGCGTCTAGCACTAGCCGTTGATGTGCCTCTAAACTCATCTATAAACTCTTTTGTAACTAGTCCTTGTTCTAATAATGTATTAAGAAGTCTTAGTTGAAAAGGTTTTAAAAATTTAGTTGGATCGTGAACTGTTCCTTTTTCAAGTTGTTTATTATATTCAACTACAGGAATTTTTTTACCTTTAAAATCTGAAGGCGTACCAGCAGTTGTTATTGATGTGGCGGCATGACCTGGAACAGAAAAATTTTGAAACGTGTCCCAAATACAGCCTAACCAATAACATTGATTAGGATTACTCTCAGCAAAAATTACTAATACGTTTGTTCCTGCGTCGGGTGGAACCATCCACATACCATAACTTTGTTGACTCTGCCTATAATCATCATTTTTTCCTGTTGACCAAACGGGTGTTTGCCCAGCAAAAGGTGATAGATATCTTGCATGAAATGTTTGTCCTGCTTTTCCTGGTTCATTACCTGAAGTTGTTGTCTTTAATAATTCAACTTGAAGGCTTCCCATAAATTCAGGATCTTGGTGACTAACAACTTTAGCTAGGAACGGACCAGGATCTTTAAGTGCTGGTTCGTCTGCTTGAATTAGATTTAAAAATGATTGTTTTAATCCCATAATTAATTTCTCTTTTTATTAAAATTCAAAATCAAAATTGTCATCATTGCCGCCTCCAAAATGGTTGCCTTTGTGTGTATTTAAATGATGTGTATAACTTCCTGACGTGTTAGTTTTTGTCAGGATTTCCTTGGTTGGTAATTGTGGGAAAGCATTAGCATCGCCTTGTTGGTTAGGTAATCTGATTAATTTTAATTCTTGTTGAAATTTTCCTTGGTTAAATTGCGACACTACTTCTTTTACCCAATAAAGTCCGCTAAAGTGTGCTAATTTTGTTCCTTCGTCAGCTGTACCATTAGAATATAGCGGAAATGCCATTGTACCATCTTGATTATAATCAAACGGTGTTCTAAAATGCAGATCAATATAAACCTTTTTATCTTGATACGTCATTTGCCCTCGCTCATCAATCATCTTTGAAAAAGCACCTTTACTATTATAATTCCCCATTCCACTATCAGAAATAAAATAAGGATCACCCCAAATTGTTAAAGAAGCATGAATTAAATCTACTGGATGATTAACTGTGGCATCATGAAATTGTCTTGCAATTTCATCAGCTTCTCCTGATGCTATTCCCCGCATTCCACCTGAATAATTTACTAAAGCCTTAACTCCTGATTTTTTCCATATCTTCTCTTTAGGTAGTTCTTGTTTACCAGCAACCTGCCCTTGGGCTAGTCGAATTGCGTCTAATTCAAAGAGAGTTGCATGAGAACCTTCATTATTAAGATCTGCTGTATTTCCACCTTTGTCTGGTGTTACACGAGTTAAAAATCTATATTCAAATTTAATATCAAAGTCTATAACATCTTTATTTTTACCTGTATAAAGATAATTGTATTCTTTAACAGTTGTATCTCTTATCTTCGTAACACCTTTTGCAACGTCAGTAGGTGATACCCACGATGCGGCAGGCTCGTAGTATGGCACAACTCTAAAAACATATAACCTTGGAAATCTACCTTTCTTTATTTCTATTTCATATACTGGTACATTAAAAACTTGGTGTTCAATTTTAAACCATTCTCTTTCACCTCTGTCATTTACTTTTTTATCCTTTAATCCCCTACCATACGAGCTACACATAACTAGTTCTTCAATAATCTTATTGATCTTGGTTCCTTCTTTAAAAGTAATATCATTGGTACCTTTAGGAATAAATGCTGAACTTGTTTCATAAACGTCTTTATCTGAGTTGTATGTAAAACCATCTGTTGGATTCCCTGGCTGGCCTTTTTGTAGCACGGTAAAAATTATTGATGCACTACCAATCGCATTAGTATTTGCTGGTTGAGCCGCCTTATCTTTGAGAGTCTCGCTTTGATTACCTCTTCTTATTGATACTCCTAAAATCTTTTTAGTCCAAGTCTCATAATCAAAGGTATTTAATGATATAGCTTTTTTAAGTGCGGCTATATTTGTACCGCTACTAGGATCAAGGTTGTACTTTTTTCTTGCTTCTGTAAGTGATCTATGAACACCTTCTTGAGTGGCTGTTGTTTCCACATTATCATTAACTACATTCGATGCACTTGCTCGGTCCTTTGGAAATAAAACTACATATTCATCAGCGTATGCTAATTCATCTTTTGACTCACGTTTTAACAATGTAGTATTAAGTTGAGCTGTTAAACTAGTTGATGATGTTTGCAAAAGCTCATTTAGTGTACCACCTTTAACTGTAATATCTGTTGGTATTTTTTGAACTTCATCTGTTAGCATTGAATCATTATAAGAAATCCCTTGCATATTATATTCTGAACCACTTTGCGTAACTTTAAAATCTGCATTAGATAGCATAATAGGTAAATATCTTTTGTCTTGACCCTCCATTGAAGATAATCGTTTTACGTTACCTTTGTCGTCATAACCTACCCAATCTATCATTATAAGCATCGGAGCACCAATATAATTTGCATGGCCGGCTTGGAGGCTGGCAATGTGTAATGTTTCTAAAAATTGTCCCATACTATATGGTTCGATAATTTTAAAAGAAAACTTATTAAGTGATGCAGTTCGTACTTTTGGATTAGGTGAAATTACAGCATCAATTTCTAAATCTTCCATAAAGTATTCTACTCTTCCTCCACTATCTTGTCGTTCAAATGCAGTTAAGGCTTTTCTGTCCCCAAGTGTTCGTGTACCACCACCAGATTTAAGTATCATCACCTGAGGTCCTTTATTTTTAAGATAAGTATTATCTGGATCAGCTAATTCTTCATTTGATAATACCCCCATCGAAAGTTGATAATTTACACTAGTGAAAACTTCTAATGGATTTTTAACATAGCGATTCTTTTTTGTCTTCTTCGCTGTTACTTTACTTTTGTCATCTGCTTTTGGTATTTTTGTTTCTATTTCTTCTCCCTCATCAAAATCGTTTCGATTAAGGAAAAACGGTATAGAGTTGTTACGAGTAAGATTGCTTATACCATCAGAAAGTTCAGCTACGAGACCACTGTTAAGCAATTCTTTGCCAAAAGTTTCTGCCGCTGGGAGCGCCTCTAGTTTTACAGCTTTAAGTATATCTTTACCCTGACCTTCGAGTTGACCAAGTAAATTTGTGACTTCAGGAGAACCTTTAAAATCCGCAACCATCTGCATAGCACCCGATTGAAGACCATCAAGCTGACCTTCGAGTTCTGGAAGATTTGCTTGAACTTTAGCTGTTAGGTTCTCGGCTTGTTCTCGAACCTGAGCTCCAGTATCAAGTAATTTCTTCTTTTCTCCATCTGATAGATTAAATGGCGTTTTACTTAATATGTTTGATAAGTTAAACATCTATTATCCTAGTAATTCTTTTATATCGGCGGCTCTTGGTAAAAGGATTTCTACTCCTACTTCAAAATCGTAAATAGGATCTTCAAGAATATCCATATTACGTTGAATAAAAACCCACCAAAGTTTTGGGGTTCCATATATGTCGTTTGCAAGAAGGTCTGGTCTATGATTATACGGGGGTGTAATTACAAATGGTGGATCATCCGCACTCGCTGGAACTGGTCTAATTCTAAAATGTCCAAGACGTTCTCCATCTGCTGAATAATTTGTAGTATGCCAAGGACTTGATGCTCTGTATGCCATTAAATAAATCCTCCACCTTTGTTACTAATATATTCACCTTTAACAAATTTTTCAAGACTAAATCCTTCAAGTGCCCGTCTGCTGTAAATCGGTTGACAAGTAACTGAAAATAAACTCTGTGTTGGTGCCCAACCATGCAGTGATGCCTTTGTAGAGCCTTGTTGATAAAAATGATTACTATAAGATTCAGGTCCTGCACCTACCCATGGCCGATGTTTTTTATCGGCTTTTTTAGCATCTGAATCTGTAACAATTTCTGTGCAAATATAATCAACAGAATCAGGCATATCAATTGTAAATGTAGTTACAACTACTGGGACTCTATTAAACACATAATCTCCATATCCGTCAAGATAAACAATCGGTGGTGGAGCACCTAGCTGTTCTCCTTCACCACCATAATACATTTTTGTAATACTTCTTAAATAATGAAGTGCCGCTACCCAATATTGTGCCTCGTGTCCATTTTGTACAAAAAAATCACCAGTAATAACTAACTGGTCCACTTGTGAGTTTGCATACACTTGGAACGGATAATTACTATGTGTAGGTTGTAATGCATTATAACTTGCACTATGTGATATTAATACAGCTGGTGTGAAAGGAAAAACTAACCCGCCTGTCGCATGAAGAGGATACAATATTTTCGAATCACTAGAAAAAGGTTCTGTGCTAGGAAGACTTAATTTAACCCGCCAATCTTGTTCAACTCCGGCAGGAAATTTTGCCGCGGTTATCACGTTTATTACATCATTTATTGCGTCTACCGGAACACCTCCTGTCGCCAATCGTAATGATTGCATTAACTTGCTAGGGTCTTGTATCTTTTCTAGAAGCCCTTTAGCGGCGTTAACGCCCTTGTTAAGTATGCCATCAGGTCCCAAAAACGAACCGGCATTAGAAGCGGCCGCTGATGCGGAACCAAGTAGGTTACTTGCTGTATTGCTAACCTGGCGTTGTAGATCCGATGTATTAATCATTTGGTTATCCTCTTTCAAGTATTTAGTTGACTTTATTAAGTACATAGTTTATAATAAGCTATTACCATGGAGAAATTAATGAGAAAAGTAAACTATTTGAATAACAGAGATCTACTAGCAGAGATCCACAAATCAAAAAACACATTTAGCAGTTTCACAGATGAGGGGTACGATCAATTTGATATAATTTTACCGAGCATTGATAAGATTAACATACGTACAACTGCTGAGGCAAAACGAAACAAGGCTAAAAGACTTGGTCAAAAAGACTATGAAACCCGTAAAGCAGACGGCGAAAAGATAAAACAAGCAGATTGTGATATTGATTATAGAAAAATCAATAAAACAGATGTAGTTTTTAGAATAATGATGTTTGATCATATACCTGATGACAAAGGACGCAAAAAGAAACCTAAAACTATTGCTGATACTAAAGAAAAACTAAACTTCCCCCCATTTCAACATTATAAATTTAACGAAGAAGGCGAACTCAATGTTGTTGGTAAAAGTCATTGGGTTGGCGGTATGGAAAACGGTTATTATGACAAGGGATGTGGTCAAGCAACTAATAAATTAGCTATGATGTGGATGAAGTTATGTGAACGATACGCAACCAGAGGCAATGTTAGAGGATATACGTATAATGATGAAATGAAAGGACAAGCAATTTTACAACTTG